CCCTATTATATTGGGGTGTGCAAGTAGTGTGCTAGAATAAGTTTGCGCCTAGTGTCGCACACGAAAAGCGGGTGGTTCCCGTCTGGCGCATTAACCTTAACCTGTAACCTCTTAACCAAAGGATTAAAGAATGAAACTTTCTGATTTTTATTTCGAAGAGAAAGCACTGGTGGGCAAGAAGATGCATATTCTCCTGCCAAATGGCGAAGACTCAGGTGAGTGGCTTAACGTCGTAAGTCCTGACGCCGATGTCGCCGTTAAAGCAGGGCGTGCTTTCATTATCGCGTACCGCCGCGGGTTGGCGCGCTTTGAAGAACTGGAAAAAGCCGCCAAAGAATCCGGCGACTATACTGAATATAATCTGGCCATTAACGAACTAGCGGAAGACCTCAACCGACAACTCGCGGCAGAAGTCGTAAACGGCTGGAGCTTTGATGAGCCTTTCTCTAAAGAAGCATTTAACGAATTGCTGGACCAGTTCAAGGTATTAGGGACACAGGTGGCCGCGTTCCATAACGCCGAGCGCAAAGCATTACAGGAAAAGTAGACGCGCTGTACAGGTTCGCCACCTACGAGTTTGTGGATAAGCATAAAATCAGAGAGTTTGATTCTATAGCTGACGGTCACGAACAGGCGCTTATCGCGATGGGTGTAATCGATAAGAAAAAACGTGCAGCGCGACGGGGCGGGCCAGAATGCCCGCCCCTTTTTATATCCACCTTTGAGACGTATTGCGACATTAAGTTTACGCGACACGTGCGCGAGGACGCTGTAGTATTGTTCGCAAGAGAATCCGTTACGTGGCAAGACCTGAAAGCCTATCTCGATGTTACGCAAAAACAGCTTAGCCTGTTCGAGATAGACATTATCATGGGCTTAGAAGCAATCTTTGAAGGTAGAAATCATGGCTGATACCGCTAGCTTGATAGTACGAGTATCATCGACCGGCGTCGATAAAACCACATCCCAACTGAACGGGCTTACTAAGGCGGCGGGGGCGGCCGCCGCTGCCGTTGTCAGCCTGGAAACCGCCAAGCAGGTGTTCAGTGCGCTGGTGGCATCCCAGCGAAACTTCGATAAGCTGAACTCTGGCCTCATCACGATGACCGGGAGCGCCGAGAATGCCGCTAAGGCTTTCAGCGTCCTGCAACAGTTCGCAAAAGAGACACCGTACGGGCTTAACCAGGCCGTAGAAGGGTTTACCAAGCTCGTGGCGCTGGGTCTCAACCCCAGCAAAGAGGCGTTAATCTCCTACGGCAACACTGCCGCGGCGATGGGCAAGGACCTTAATCAGATGATTGAGGCCGTAGCGGACGCCAGTACCTTTGAATTTGAGCGTCTGAAAGAGTTTGGTATCAAGTCTTCCCAACAGGCGGATACAGTTTCGTTCACGTTCCGCGGCGTAACAACCACGGTTAAAAAGAACTCCGAAGAGATTCAGAAATACCTGCTAAATATCGGTAACACTGATTTCGCCGGGGCGATGGAAACGCGCTCGAAGACCTTAGATGGTCAGTTATCGAGCCTGGCGGACTCCTTCGATGGCCTTGTTCTTGCCGTAGCGCAATCCGGTTTTGGCGACGCGGTAGGTGCGCAAGCGGCAACGGCGGAAGATGCTATCACGGCACTCACCGACGCTATCGCGTCTAATGAGATCGCCGCCACGCTCCAGGATTGGGTGACACTGTTCAATGAATCGTTCAAGTTTATTTCTGATGCCTTGAATGACCTGGCATATGACACTGAGAACAAATCCACAGATATGTCAGACTCGCTGGGAACTATCCCGGACGCTATCCGAGAGTGGCTGCCTGACATTCAGCAGACATTCCACGAGGTTATTGCGTGGTTCCAGCGCATTGACGACTACGCAGTAGCATTAGGTCAGACCCTTGCCGATGTGTTTGACCCGAGCAAAACGGCGGCGCTCACATTTAAAAACCTGACCGCGGAGGCTGACGCAGCATACACTGCCAGTATAAAACGCGCAGAGGCCGAATCACAGGCCATTACCAACAGGTCTAAGCAGCGTAAGAAAGAAATTGAGGAACAGCGCAAGCAGTACGACGAGCGCAAGAAGCAAGAAATTGACCTAGCCAGCCTTGTTAACGGAAAGGGCGGAAAGGGTGGAACTGGTGGGGCTGGAAGCACCAACGACAAAGACGCGAAAGCCGCCGCTAAGAAAGCGGAGCAATTGCGTAAACAGGCGCAAGATTATCTCGATACTCTGGCCCGCCAGAACAACGACGAGATAAAGGCTATTGACGCGCAAGAACAACAGAAACTTAAGGAGGCCGCAAAATATCGGAAAGAAGGGGCACTAACCGCCGAAGAATATGAAAAGGCAAAAACAGCGATAGTTCTTCAATACGGGCAAAAACGGCAAGAAGCTCTCGACAAAGAATTAGCCGAGGAGCAGAAAAAACTGCAACAAGGCGTAGCGGTGCTGGCGTCAATAGACCCTGTCGCTAACCTACAGCTTGAGCGGCAGAAGAGACTTGCAGTTATAGAGGAGTATGAGGCCCAAGAAAACTCAATACATGAAGTCGCGTTGCAGGCACGGGCGGAACTGGACAAGCAATATAACGATGGGCTGGCTGCCGCAGCTGAGGAGCGTTTCCGCAACCAGTCCGAGTGGAACAATATGCTTATGGATTCCCTCGACGCGGTGGGTGCTTCCGCGTCCAGCTCCATAGTCGGACTTATTAATGGTACTCAGACCGCTAGCGAAGCAATGGCAAACCTCGGCAACGCAATCCTGTCATCGGTCGTTTCAGGGCTAACACAGATGGGGGTGGAGTACCTGAAAAACATGATTATAGGCCAAACGGCATCCGCGGCGACTATAGCGACAGCATCGGCTACCGGCGCGGCGATTGCTGCAGCGTATGCCCCCGCCGCGGCGATGGCTTCTCTGGCGTCATTTGGGGCTAACAGTGTTCCCGCTATGTCGGGCATCACAACCACGGTGGCGAGTACCCAAGCGTTGGCCTTAACTGGATTTCGCGAACAGGGCGGGCAAATGAACGCGGGCGGCAGCTATCTTGTTGGCGAACGCGGCCCTGAGATTATCAGGATGCCAGGGGCCGGGCGCGCGGTGAACGCAAGCCAAACACGACAACAGTTAAATGGCAACAGTAGCAGAAATGGCGGTGATAACGTGACAATCGTCAACAACACCACCGGACGCGTTGATTCCGCCGTAACAGAACGTGATGACGAAGGGCGTTTACGTATTATAATCAGTGAAACAGTAGCGTCGCAGTTACAGGACAACAACTCACCGATTTCTAAAGCCCGCCGCTCTACTCGCGGTCGGCCGGGGTATTAAACTATGTCTTCTTTAAGATTCCCTATGTCCCTTCGTCCGATAGTGTCGAAGGGGTACTCCCAGACCAGGGGGAGTAATATCTGGCGCACCGAGGTTCAGGGCGGATTACCTCGTCAGGGGCGAGACACGTACTTTGAACCGGTGCCGATTAGCGTGACGCTCGTCGTATCGTCTCTCGGTCGCCAGGCTTTCTATAGCTTCCTGAACAACATCGACGGCGGGGCGTCCTCGTTTATCATGCCGCATGATACGGGTATGGGTATCGAGGACCACCAGGTACTTATCACGTCAACGATTAGTGACAGCACCGACGACGGCAAGAACTGGGTAATCTCGTTCACAGCAACAGCAGAACGCACAGCGATTCAGGAAGACACATGTCTTACGAAGAATCTTCCCGATTTGTTCGGCTGCTACGGCGATTGCTTAGGCGATTTCCTTAAAGCATACGGAGCTGCACAATCAACGTTTCCACGAATTTGGGACCCAATGCAATCATGAGCAGAAGCAAAGAATTAGTTAACGCCCATATGCGAGGGTGGTTTAATTATTGCCGTCTGCATAGCGATATAGAACGCGCATACCGCAGCGTTAAGAGAGCATATAAATGAGCCAGGAATCAGTAGAAGCCGCCTATCGCCGTAAGCTGGCCTCGAATCCCGACGGCGAGATGGATTACATCACGTTGCAAATCAGCCACCCGTTGCTATCGAAGACGTACTATCTTGTGCGCGGGCTACAGGAACTCACGGCAACACTGGAGACGGGCGAAACAATCACGTTCGAACCAACCCCAATGGAAGCGTCGGGGGCGGCTAACAACAGTGATATGGACCAGACGACGACGTTTACTCTGCCGGATATTCTCAATCAACTTGATGATGAGATGGATAAAATCCCTATGAGTAACACCGAGTTGCCTAAGTTCGTCTTCCGCCGTTACGTCAGCACCGACCTGTCTTATCCGGCTGACGGCCCGGTCGTGTACGAGTTACAGGCCATCAACCAGGAGAAAGGCGAGTTCTCCGCGGATGTCGGCACACCTATGCTGAACCAACGAAGCACTGGTATACTGATGACACCTAAAGAGATACCGTTATTACGCGGCCTGTTGACCACATGAATATTAACGACTACACGGGCATACCTTACGACTTTCGTAAACGCAATTGCTGGCATCACGTGCGCATTGTACGCGCGGATGCCGGGTTAGATACCCCGGCGTTCGATGTTACAAGCCCGACGGCAATTAACGAAGCGTTTGACGAAGGCCACCGTGACACGAAGGGGCTTACAAAAATAGATAAGCCTGAAAACTTCTGTGCGGTGCTTATGGGGTATCGCCGTGGTGGTCGTATCGTGTGGCACGCGGGAGTTTACTTCGACGGGATGGTGAGCCATTGCGAGCTTGCATCCCGTCAAGTACGGCTTGACAGGCTGGCGGACCTCAGAGACACGTACACGGAGATTGAATTTTGGCGATAATCCTGCACTACACGCGAAACGCTGATGGCGCTTTCGACCGTACAAAACACGTCGGGATGCCGATGGAGTTTGTTGTTAACCGTATCCCTGACGGCGTGCCTGTGCGCGTCTACCTCGGTGAGATTGGTGATGATACTGACGTAACGGACGACTTCGATGCGCTTAAAGACGATGACGCGGTGTACCATATTATTGAGGGTGCCGGTGGTGGGATAGGTAACGCCATTGGTAAGGTATTTGGTTTTATCCTTAAGCCAATTGCCAAGTTATTTGGCCTGAACAGGTCCACTAACGCCAACTACACGGCGATTAACAACCAGACAACGTCACCGAATAACAGCCTCACAGACCGCTCCAATAAGCCGCGCCCTTACGAGCGCTCCTATGACATCTGCGGGACTGTACAGACAATCCCTAATGACCTGATGCAGACGTATAAGGCGTTCAACTCCACAGGCGCTTTGCTGGAGTATTCGTACTATGACGCAGGGCGCGGGCATCTGCATATTGAGGCTGATGGCGTCACAGAGGGCGACACCCTGATAAGCGACATCACAGGCTCCTCTGTTGCCGTGTATGCGCCGTATACGTCGCCGAACAACACCACATCTCCGCAACTACAAATCGGTGACGTCATTGACCAGAAACTCTATGTGACATACTCCAACGACGACGTTGACGGTATTGTATTGAAAGCGCCAAACGACATCGGGGCTAACCCAAGCGCCGGTGGCACCGCCAAACGTATTTCAACCACCGGCTACATCTACGACCCGTCAGGCGACTCCGCTTTTTCTGAGTTTCTTAGCGTCGGTGATGTCGCGGTGCTGAGCAACTTTGATGTTAAGGACGTCACTAACCTGAACGGCTCGTTTGAGGTTTTATATGTCGACGACTTTGAGGTTCGGTTGTACGTCGGGGATATAGGTAACTGGGGCAACCTTAATAGCGGAGAGACTTACGCACTTACAGAGCGTTCAGATACGTTTATAGGCCCAAGCAACACGTACGATGTGTCTCTTACAGACTGGTACTACATGGTTCGCGGAGAGGTTGACCGGGTGCTAGCTAATGTTGCCGGGCAGAACGGCCTCTACAAATACGACGGCGGCTATAACCGCACCAGCGTAACCGTAGAACTCCAGTACCAGATGATTGACTCCCAACGTAACCCGTTGAGCGATATCTACACGGTACAGGCCACAATTACAGGCAATAATACTGACTACGTCGGCACGTCCATTTATGGGCAGTTACCGACAGCATCGCGCTTCCGCGCCCGTATGCGCCGTGTGACTAATTTCGACAAGGACTACGACGGTACCGTAAGTGACGAGATAACCTTCATCAACCTGTATGGGCAGTCTCTTGACACAACCCCACACTACGGCAACCGAACTACCGTACATTGCGCCCGTAAACAGACGCCGCGGGCCGCGAGTATCGATAACCCGGAACTGCGCATGATTGCAACCGAGATGTGCTACAAATATCTCGGTAATGGGGTATTCGATACGGTAATGACTCCGAACACGCAGGCGGTGCAGTCACTAATCAGACTGGCACGCGACCCCGCAGTTGGTAATCTGGAACTGACAACGGCAAATATGGACAAGTTACTTTCCGTGCAGGAAGAGATTGAGTCCTATTTTGGTAGCGAATTAGCGGGGCAGTTCTGCTACACGTTCGACGACTACGACACCACGATGCAGGACATCGTTCAGACTATAGCGGAAGCCGTGTTCTGCACCGCGTACCGTAAAGGCGCGGATATTATGCTGCGATTCGACCGTCCGGTTGCTGGGCCTGAGATGGTGTTCACCCACCGCAGCAAAACGACCGGTACGGAGAAATGGACCCGCACGTTCAACGATTCGACAACCTACGATAGCCTGTCATTCTCGTACATTGACCCTGATACTAACGTACAGGAAACGATTTATATCCCGGAAGAGCTAGGCGCAAATACGGAGGAATACGAATCAAAGGGCGTGCGCAACTATCAGCAGGCGTACTGGCTGGCGTGGCGTCGCTACCAACGCAATGCGTTAAGTAAAGTTGTCGTAGAGTTCGAAGCTACGGAAGAAGGCGCTCTCGCTACCCCGGGTGGCGTAATCAGCGTGGTTAAAGGTTCACGTATCGCACCCCAGGATGGTTATGTTGTTGCCGTTAATGGGCTTACACTTACGCTGTCCCAGCCTGTTACGTTTACTCCCGGGGACGACCACGCCATCATCCTCAAGAAGCGCGACGGCTCTGTGCAGAGTATCTCTGTTATAAAAGGAAGCCATGACCGCGAGGTTATTATGCTATCTGCGCCGGAGGAGGCAATCTACACGGGGAATAGCGCACTAAAAACTGAGTTTTCATTCGGCAACGAAGCAAGGCATAATGCTCAGAAGATAGTTGTTTCTTCAATCGACCCTGGCGACGACCGCACGGTCAAGATTACTGGCTACAACTATGACGACGGATTCTATAAATACGACGGCGTCGCACCTTTAGGTCGCGGTTTCTCCGACGGATTCAGCAATGGTTTTAATTAAAGAGGACTCTATATGTCAAGCGGATGTGGTGACGTTTTAAGCCTGGCGGATTTACAAACCGCCAAGAAACACCAGATTTTCGAGGCCGAGGTTATCACGGGTAAGTCCGGTGGGGTTGCTGGTGGTGCTGATATTGATTACGCGACCAATGCGGTTACGGGTCAGACGCAGAAGACACTCCCGGCGATACTGCGCGATACTGGGTTTTCTCCGGTATCGTGGGATTTTTCCACAGGCGGAACGTTAACAGTTAATGACCGCGACAAAGTGGTTTATGACCCTGTAAGCAAAACGTGGTATTCATACACCGGTACACTGCCGGTGACCGTTCCAGCTGGGTTTAACCCCGTGGGCAGTGCTGACTGGAAACCCCAGACGGACCCAGATTTGAGGGAAGAACTAGCGGATACCAGTAGTATTGTTAATGGTGATGCTTTAGTGGGAGTGCGCCAGCCTTTTGCCGGTGCTGTTTCCCGTACTCAGCATGATAAAAATAAAGAATATGTATCTGTTACTGATTTCATCACGCCGGGTGAGTCAGACTCTGCGGATAAGACTTACGCGTTCCAAGCGGCTGTCGACTCTCTTACATCTGCGGGTGGTGAAATTCACATTCCAAATGGTGGATTTTGGGTAGTAGAGGGTATTGTAACTCTTAATAAATCAGTAACTATAAGAGGGTCAGGGTCTACCCCAACTACGTTAATTAAAAAAAGTAACACAAATTCCACGTTTTTTAATGTGGCGGAGGAGTCATGCTCCATCCGCGACCTACGATTGATAGGTGCTGCGGGTTCTACCGGTGGTTTCGCGATCACAACGGCGACAAACGCAAGTCGTCTCCATATTGATAACGTGCAGATTCGAGCTACGCACAGTGGTATAAATCTTAAAGCAAATTTATTTTCGTTGTCACATATAGAAATCGTGGACATTAACTCACCCGGTGGGGTAGGAATTGAGGTAGACCAATCCGGCGTAGTAGACGGGGTTGGCCTCATCACATCAACTGTTATACAGAACGGCGATGGTGTAGAACCCTACGCAGGCATATTTCTAAGGCACGCTATCGGCATCCTTATATCTGATACTCAGTTGATGCAGGCAGGTAAAGCGATGGTAATGCAGCCCGGAGCTACTCAGGGTGTCAGCTCTATAAAAATAGTTAATACATATTTTGATACATCAGATGATGGTGGGCTTTTTATTGATAATACCTCCGGCGGGGATATCTCCCGTATAACAATCGCCGATTCTTGGTTAGCAAGCAGTAAAAACAGTTCCGGGTTAGTTATTCAGGCCGGGTCCAATATCCGTGGCCTCAAAGTATCCTCTTGCGAATTCTATGACAGCATTACCGGATTAAACGTAGGTGATAATACTGTAGTGCAAAATTTAGACGTAAGTGATTGTGTGTTTTCTGGGCACACAGCCGCGGATGTTTCAATAGGCACTAACGTTTCAAATTTCTCGTTCACTAATTGTCGTTCTGGTGCCCTAGGTGGTTTCGCCGCTTCCCCATTTGGGTTATATATAAACCCTGGCTGCGGCAACTTTAGCGTAATAGGTAATGAATTCCATGCTATAAACGATGCATCATACCCCTCTAGCGGGGTACTTATCGCCGATAACCGCCAATGGGGCTTCGCTCAGGTTACATATGACCCTCCCGTAATCGCTCCAGTAACAAGTATAGAGAGCACAATAGGTGTACCGGGGGCCAGGCCAGGCGATGTAGTTGATATATCGTTTACCACAGATTTACAGGGGGTTCTTCTCCTTGGTTGGGTATCTGGTAACGATGTTGTGTCGTTCAGGATGTTTAATAGCACAGGTGCTAATAGGGATTTAGGGGCAGGAATAATTAAGGCAAGAATAAAAAGAATGTCATAAAACTAAGGCCCCGTTTGGGGCCTTTTCTCTACTCTTCAGATAACTTCTCCAGTACAAACGCCAGTTGCGCATTAGCGGCATCCCTCTGTTGCCGTAACCGCAGAACCTCTTCTTCAAGCTCCTTGATACGTTTTTGCAATGCTGGAATCGGGGCTATGATGTTCATCATTCGAACTCCATAAAATCACCATTTACCGACTCTGTGTAAATTAGTCCTGTTCTATCATCGTAGCACGCACCCCAACGATTGGCAGTGTTATCCATCACCACGAATTGCCCATCACCTTTGTACTCCGCAGCATAATAATTACCTTCATCGAAAACACCTATAGTAGAACTTACGCAAAACAGTTTCATTTCTTACCTCGTCTCTTCATGTAATTAAGCAATTCTTCCTGTACTGATTTCTTCTCGTCGGTACGCGCGGCAACAACCTCGTCCAGCGTGTCTTTAGCGACGATGTGATAGAGGAACACCGGGCGCTCGTGGCCTGCCTGTTTCTGGCGTACGGGACCTATACGCTCGACAACCTGCAAATAGTGCTCAAGGTTCCAGCCTTGCGAGATGAACGCCAGATGATGCCCGCCGTCCTGTAAATTCAAACCATGGCCCGCTGACGCAGGATGTACGCATAGGATTTCGATTTCTCCACGGTTCCACGCTTCCATCTGCTTATTACCCTTAGCGCCTTTGGCGAATGCCTGGGCCTGCGGGAATCTCTTAAGGATGCGCTCCAGTTCGTGCTTAAACTGATAAGCCACAAGCAACGGCGCACCCTGTAACTCCTCGACAATGGACTCAAGCGCATCCAGTTTCGTGTCGTGCACTTTCTCCCAGTCTTTCGTTGCTTCTCCATCAGGCCCCGACACATACACGGCACCAGAAGCAATCTGCAGACACTTCGACGTCTTCGCCGCCGCGTTAGCCGCTTCAACTTCCCCGCTCTCGAGTTCCGCGAATAGCTTCTCCTCCATATCGATGTACGCCTGACGCGCTTTCTTCGGCAGGTCGATTTCAACCGGTACAATAATCGGCGCTTCACAGCCGAACCATTCGGCGGCGTCAATCGTGAGACTAATGTCCTTCATCTTCTGATGAATTTCATTATCTGCGCCCGGGCGTGCATGGTATTCACGGGCCATCGCTGACTTACCTTTCTGTACCGAGTTGAACCAGCGGTCGGTGAATGCTGTGTACGATGAACCAAGTCGCTCGCCTGCGTCGATAAACCAGTTCTGCCCCCACAAGTCCTTGAGGCCGTTCGGTGATGGTGTACCTGTCAGGTTAATGAACCGCTTAACCTTACCGAACGCCACTTTACTAAGCGCCTTTGCCCGCTTGCTGCCGCCTGAACGGCTGCGGAATGATTTCAGCTTCGTGCTTTCATCGGCAACAATAACTGTAAAAGGCCAGTCGTCTTTGCCGTAGTAGTCAATCAGCCACTCGATAACTTCGTAGTTGGTACAAATCACATTGGCGTCAGACTCCAGCGCCGCGATACGGCGCTTCTCTGAACCTGTCGCATCTACGACATTCAGACACGGGAATTGCCATTTCTCTTGTTCTGCTGGCCATGTGCCGGACGCAACGCGCAGCGGGGCGAGTATTAACACGCGGTCATCGTCCGTAAGTTGCCCATTGCGAAACAGGCGGTTGAGTACCCACATTGTCGACGAGGTCTTGCCGCCGCCCATACCGCACCAGATATTGCAACGTGGGTGCTGTAGTATAAACGACGTCATTATTTTCTGGTACTCGCGCCTTTGAAACTTAGACATGATTAGCCTCGTAAACTGCTTTTGCGAAACCCCGCGGAGTAAGGCTGCGGATTGTTTTTGTCCGCACTGATTTACCGCCTAATTTATTGTGTTGGTCTGAGTACCCATCACCAACGGCAACACATGATTTAACGGGCATAACAAAACCGTTACCAGCCCAAATACATGTCTTCTTAGGGTACGCGTCCCGAGGTTTTATGTATTCAGGGAACATTGGATGCGTGTCGTCTTCCGGTAAATACCCGCCGTATTCGTACGGATTGAATACATAATCAGGCTTACGCCATAAAGACGAAAGAACGCTAACCGGGTTCTCAATCATATAAGGTACGTTGTACTTTTTAGCAAGACGCGCCGCCACTTTGCATGTAATCACGGCCTCTACCTGAAACGTTGGATTCTTCTTCCGTTTCGTTTCGAAATGCGCAGCACCACTAACGGCTAAATCTGTGCACGGAGGGAACGCGAAAATAATATCCGGCGCAACGTCGAAGTCGAATTTATTATCAATCCACGCGTTTATATAGTGGATGTTCTCGTGTTCAACTTTCGAACCCAATCGCGCGTAGTCGCCGTGGTCGGCACCGTCGTAGTTGAAACAATAGCAAGTATGGCCCGCTTCTGCCCACGGTTGGGCCATGAGGCCCGAACCGTCGAACAATGACCAGATAATCATTTCAACACCAGAACTAACTCTTTACGTCCAAACGCCGTAACGTTACCGGTTACATCTTCGATAACCAGTTTACCGTTCGACTCGACGTATACCGTATCAACGGCAACAGGACGACGTGTCTTAACGTTGAAAATCATGTCACCCGGTACGATGTCACGTGCTGGTTTGCGGTCGTATTCGTGTTTCATTTCTCAATTCCTTATATTGTTGGTGTATGACTACTATAATAGTTCGCTATTAGGTCGTCAACCTGTTTAAACGACCCGACGACAAAAACATTTGCGCCACGTTTGCGCATACGCTCATGTTCCCTCAGCTGGTGAGGGTCTGGCTTCGTATTTTCGTCTTTCTTAACCTCGACGAACCAGACGATGCCTCCGGGGAGAATTACCAGGAGGTCAGGGGCCCCCACTCTATTTTCGTACGACAATTTGCGTACGAGGCCACCGAGGGCCTCAAATCGCTCTTTTGCGTATTTCTGGATGCGCCCCTCAGGCGTACTCATAATACGCACCCCTCACGTTTCGTATGTTCAATACCGCAGCGCGGACAGATTCGACAGTCTTCTTCGTAGAACCAGTAAATTTTCATTCCAGCACCCACAGATAAATTGCGATGAACATGCCCAATATGGCAACCATCATGCCGTATTGACCCTCGTGACAGTAGATACCGGCGGCGAATCCCGCCAGTACCGCGATAATCAGTTTACTTGGCATAACGTTTTAACTCCTGACCTTCCGCTACAAGAGGGAAGCCTTCTGCCCACTCAGGTAATTCACACATCAACCGCTCAAGTTCAGCCACATTGTATTCCGGCGTATCTGGTGTCTCACAGATAATTTCGTCGTGTACGTGAAGCACAATCGGATAGCCGTTAGCTTCTACATTCAGCAGCGCATTAGCCAGCAAATCACGGCATAGCGCCTGAGTGCAGTTTTCCACCAGTTTACCAGAGTAGGTGTACTGGAAGCCCCACTGACGGGTTAACTGGTTCTCCCCCTGGTACTTGATACGCACGTTAGTAGACACCTTTCCGTCTTCGTCTGTCTCTTTCGACACGCTTAACCCGACTCCGGGGTATGACATAACACGACCTGACGGCAACGTCATGCGCAACCACCAGCCAGCGACTTTGTTGCCGTTGATGTCTGTCTCCACGTTGCGCGAAAACTTAACGCCGCGCGGCCCTGCGGTGAACTCTTTACCTGGATTGCGGATAGCTGCCATAGCCGCATCTTCAATATCTCGCCAGAATTGGACTATTGCAGGATTAGCTTCCCGGTACATGCGTTTTAAAGCGTCACAGGTACGCCACACTTTCTTATCCAGAATATACGACGGTCGGTCATCCTTTTCGCCGGGTCTCGGCGGTCTCTTGGCTTCCTGAATGCGTGCCCACTCATATCCGCGTGCGGTAGCGGCCCAGATGTGGTCAGGGAATGACCTGTCTAAAGTGCGGGTCATATCATTCAAATCAAGACCTAAGTTTTTAGCAAACGTGACGAAAGCACCTACACCCCCCGCGTAGCCGAGGCCCAGAACCATTGCTTTGGCTATTTGTCTTTGGTCCTTTGTTACAGCCTCGTACGCAACGTTGAACACAGTTGATGCGAGTTTCTTATACACATCAACCCCGTTTACAAATACTTCTATTAAATCGTCTTCACCAGCCAGCCACGCTAAACCACGGCCTTCGACGTTCGAGTAGTCGGCGACGACAAACTTATGCCCCACTTCCGGTATGATGCAGCTTCGCACCGTCGATGCCGTTAGCTTGGCTACATCGAAACGGCGATGTGCACGGCCTTTAAGTAACGCTGAAATGCCTTTATCCAGTTCATCATCATGATAGTACCCGCGCGACTGGTTATGCGGCTGGAAGCCTTTACCCGCAAACCGTAATGTACGCTTGGCCCCGCCATACTGGATGCAACCGCGGCGTCGGTCGTCAGAAGAACGGCCCAACAACAGTGGTCTATATTTCGTTGACGCGGTAGACGCGGCCCCGAGGCGCATTTCGATAATCGTGCGAGCGTCGTCCGGTAAATCATCATCCGCCAGCAGGTCGTTAAGCGTAGACTTCTGCGCATTGTGGATGCGGTGCGCTGGCGCAAGTTCACGCAGAATCGGAAGGAAGTCTTTACCAGTCAGCGAGCCGCCGTATTTGCGTTGGGCTTCTTCCTGTAACTGTGCCTTGTGCTTCTCCACGGCTTCAATCGCGGCTTCCGCCAGTGCGACGTCAACCTTAAACCCCCTGTCATTGATTAACTGATCCAGTTCCAGTACACGGTCCTCGAACTCGGAGTTACCCCACCGCGGCAGCTTATGGAACACTTCACGCATCGCAGTGATGTCACTCACGGCGTACTTGATGAACAGCGCCCATTCTTCCGGGTGTGTGTCCGCGGTGTAGCGGCGGATTTTGTAGTTCTTCGGTGTCGGTTTAGAGAAACGCTGAATCAGCGCCTTGCCGCGTTTATCTTTTGCGTTGTCCGCGGATACGCCAAGCACTTCACACAGCGCATCGAGTGACCCCGGCAGCGCGTGACGAAACGCCCAAATCATCGTATCAATGGTGTTGCTTACCGGAATATCAAAGCCCCAGCAGCGCTTCATGATTAGCCTGTCGAACATTGAGCCGTTATGCCACACCATCTTAATGCGGCTGTTCGGCTTCACCAGGCGGCGTAGAGCGCGGTGCAAATCTCCTGGCATGTCGCTGCTGTCGGTGCAATCCCATACCCGCACAGGTTCGTCGTCGAAAGCATATGTACAGATAAGCACTTCGGTAGTCGGGTGTTCGGCATAAGCGTAGGAGCCGACTTTCTTTAAATCGGCCTCGGAGAATGTTTCAAAGTCTAAGAACAGGTAACTCATTATTTTCGACCCCTAGTAAAAAGGCCCAATGAAGGGCCTTAGTTAAATTGATTCAGATATTAACGGCGACGACGTTCGCGGCGCGGTGCTTCATCTTCTTCGTCGTCTTCCAGGTCATCGACGCTTGCAGCGACTTTAGAACCGCCGAATGCTTTACCTTCGCCAACATATTTAATCGCCAGCAGGTTAACGCCGAGGACTTTGTATTTCTGGCTGAACCAGATTTCGACGCTTACGTTAGCGACGCAGCCGCTGTAAACCTGTTCACCTTCAATCTGTTCACCGTCCACATTGAAGTCCTGCTCTACCTGAGTCTCGCCTTTTTTAGAGGTTACAATCAGCGGCTGTTTCTGTGCCTTCGCTTTGAAGTAGAAGCCTTCCGGGAAGTCTTCAAACGGATTGTCGCGCTCGGCAATGTCTTTAATCGCGCATTTATCCATATGCTTGCCTTCGCCGTAGTTGGACTTCATCCATTTCTCGGCAGCGGCTGCACCTAACGCCTCTTCAACTACAGCATAAACCGTGTCGTAGAGTGCGTCGATTTGAGCATGGTCAGGCGGCAGGATAATAGTCGCGCTGTATTGACCTTTAGTGATTGAGCCATCGTCGTTTTCACGGTCTTTTTCGCGTTCAAATACGTTAACCCAAGCAGTGTTTACTTTACGCAGATTTAATTTCAGTCCCACAGTTCAGCCCTCATTAAGTTTAGATTTTAAGTTTACTCCGGGAACTGCCCGGCCAGTGATTTAACTATAATAGCTTACTATTCAGGTTGTCAACACTTTATTCCAAATCTTCTTCACTAACCTGATTCCACTCAGGCCGTTTGTCGTCCGCCGTTGCGACGCACGGCGCACCGGGCTTACGGGTAATGAAGTCTTTAAGTTCTTCTTCCGGTATGACTTTAACCGCTTCGGTTGGCGTCATGAGGACTTCTTTAGTCAGCTTGTTGCCGTAGAGTTCTGCCACTTTCTCCGCGTCTTTCCACGCACGATTACCGGGACGACCTTCAACGAGTTTGTACCCTGGCACTTTCTTGCCGGAGTGCAACGCGGTGGCCATAGCTTTTTCAACCTTGTCTATGTGCTGGCGCAACAACGGCAACTTCTCATACTCGGCTACGAGTTGCTCTGGTGTCAGTTCCAGCTCAAAGTCGTCCTCCAGTTCTTCCGCCAGTACAGAATTAACCGTCTTTGTACGCGCGGCGCACTGTTCCGAGAACCGACACCACTGACAACCATCGACCGACGGCTTGAAGTCCGACGCTTTCAGGTTCTTCTTACCCCGAAAATACGCATCAAGAGCTAACAGCGCGCGTTTCTGTGCAAACTTAGCGAACAGTTCCAGACCTTCAACCGAAATGTCCCACTCCGACGCACCGCCAGCATACGGCTGAAAGATGACCAGACGAACAACCGTGATGTTATAACGTCTCTTGAGTCGGCGATAAACACCGAGAGCGTAAAGCATAAGCTGCTTGTTTTCTTTCGCTTCGACACGGTGTCGCCCAGTTTTCAGGTCGCCGATAATTAGCATGTGCTCGTCGGTGTTAGCCAGTTCCTGAACGGCAACAAGGTCAGCGGTTCCGAACGTCTCAACGCCTTCATATCCCGGATGCAATACCTCGGTAAGATTGACGCGCATTTCCAGCTTGGCGTAAGTCGCTACGTCGATAATCGCTTTGCAGTAGTCGGTGTACTTGCGCACCTGCTCAATCATGCCCGTCGTAATCAGTACCGCACCTTTCATCGGGCTGATTAGGGCCTTAATCTGGCCTTTACCCTCATCCAGCACGTAAGCACCGACTTCACGCTCTAACGGCAACGCGGTGCCTTTGATGTACTGGTTTAAATGGACCTCGGCAATAGTGTGGCATGCGGTTCCTGTAACGGCAGATTTACCAGACGCGTTAGGAATATCTTTTTCACACGCCAGTGACGCAGCGCATGACAGCCACTTTTTAGCGCCTGACGGTGACAGTAAGGCGTGTACATCGTTATTTCCGCCGCGATCCTTTAAAATCATACCCTGCTCTCCCACTGGTCAATTAAATGTCGTGTCTTATGGTCGCAATGCATAGCCCACCCATACATCGACTCGAAGACATAAAAGTCAGGTTTTGCGAAAGTCGTGCGCTTAATCTGCGACACGTGACGGCCTATATCTTTAGGTCGTGGTACTTTGCCTAAGTAAGCCATCTCTTCCATCAGGTGCGCACCGGACGGCGCACGCAACAGCCATAGCGCCTCTGTGTTATCTCGCCTGTCTACGGCGCGGTAGAGTTGGTAAATCATTCGGCGTCCCTCAGTTAAAGCGGCCAGAAGGCCGCCGGATAACTATTCTTCTTCGAAATACTTGTTCTTGATTGCTGTCAGGCGTTCCAGATATTCAGCCAGGTCTTCGTCTTTAATCGCGGCAATCTTCATCTTCTTACCGGTGAACTCTTCCAGCAGTTCATCGGAATCATCGCACGCGGCATCGCTTGGACCTTCGTTAATTGCATCGTCGATAGCCTGAATCTGGTCACGAAGAGACTGGTAATCGACTTCTTCTTTCTCTTCTTCCGGCTCTGGCGCAGGTTCCTCTACTTTAGCTTTACGCGGCTTGCGTTTCGGCTTCTCATCTTCCGCCGGTTTAGTATCGACGATGTCTTCACCTTCGACCGGGATTTCTTTTGTTGCTTCTTTCGCAACGGTGGTCTCGATTGTTGCGGTTTCAGCAACGACAACCTGTTTTGCACTGTTCTCGGCAATCAGTTCATGGGCAACTACGAAACGTTCCAGTAATACTAAGAATTTCTCTAACATTTGGTTCTCTCCTGTTTATTTATACTTAACGGTTTTAACTAACTGGCCTGTCGCTTTGTCGAAGAAGCCAACACGATTGTTGCTTACGCGATAGCGTGCGGTTTCTTTAGTTCCAAATGCTATATCAAGGCCCAACAGAATCTTTGCTTTGCGGTTATTGGTCATTTTGTTTCTCTCCTCTCGTTTGGTATGGGCTAACTATAATAGCAAACTATTCATGTTGTCAATGGGCTTTTCTAAAATAATTAATATGGTACTATTCACATATCGGCTAACTAAGGAGTAATTGACATGCAACCATCTGAACTAGGCATCCGTGTAGAACAACGCCGCAAAGAACTCGGCATCTCCCAGCGCCGTCTGGCCGTCCTGGCTGGCGTTTCCCAGGGCGCAATTAACCAGCTGGCACTTGGGGTAACTCAGGACGTCCGCCCGGCGACGCTGTTCAAACTGGCGGAAGTGCTGCAAGTAGACGCCAAGTGGCTGGCGTTAGGTGAAGGGGCTTAATGCCCCTTTCTTTTTATCTATTCTAAATCCTCCTCTGTCACCACCAGCATTTCATTCGGTTCGTATATTGTCTTCGGTATTTTGTTGTCCGTTATCCGGGTGTTCAGCCTGTAACGGCCCGGTATTATCTGATTGTTTTCGTCTGTTCCAGGTACAAGATACCCGGCCTCAACCATTTTCTTAATCTTCCCGCGTTCTATGGCTTCTTTGGAGTTAAACGCCTTCGCGTTGGGGTCAGACTGTGCCAGCTTATTCGCTGCGGCCACCGTGATACCTTCGTTGCCGTTGTAGGTTCCTTCGGCCAGTTCAAACGCTGCCAGTATCGTGGCCTCCGAACTGTTGACAGCGTTCTCTACGGTTTTGCGTACGTTTTCTTTACCTTCCTTTGTCAGCCCTTCTTCGCGCTCTTTCTCCTCGTCAGTTTTGAACGGTTCGAAGCCCCACGGCATTAACACAAGTGCCTTATGTGGTTCTGGCAGGTCCAGGTTTACGATTGCGCCGTATTCCTCTGTGTTACCCAGGAACTCAACCGCGCGATACTCTTTCGGCGGCGGTGCTTCGCGGAACTGTACCGACTCCAGAACCATGCCAACCGTCTTCTGCTGAGGCCCGTGCTTAAATTTCGAGTGGTATACGTTTATCTGTCGGTCGGTGGCGCGTTCGATTGTTAGTTCGACGTCAACACCAGCATACAACGCCCCACTGCCACGGGCTTTCTTTCCGCCTTTCGGTGTGTGGTGAACAACGCCTACCGCGGCTTTAGTCGCATCGCGTACTTCTTTCAGGATGGCGATAACTTTACCCATGCCGATTGCCGTCGATGAACTGTTCTCGTCGAACTTATCAATCGTCAGGGCCAACGTCTGGTTAAGGGTGTCGAACGCAACCATGCCGATTGGTTCATCGCCAGCGGTTTCGCGCATTAGCTTAATCAGGCTTTTAAGTTTGCCGACCTCACCCATGTCGATGACATGTACGTAATCTTTACCTTCCTCGCCGTATTTAGCCGCGAGCGCGTCAATACGTGTACGCGTAGCGGCACCGCCCTCGCCGTCGATATAGAAATGGTGGCAACGCTGGGTGTCCGCCCCCGCAAACCGGTATCCGGCGGCGCTAAGGTACATCATCCCCAGCGTATAGAATGATTTGTACGTGCCGGATTCCCCGACGATATCCCAGATACAATCCGACGGCATGTACCCTTCGACGACGAAATCAGCCTTTACCGGTTCCGGTAATTCGTCCCCCTCTGAGTCCTCGTCGTCTTCCAGGTCGTCCAGGCTGCATGAGACGGATTCACGCGCGCCCCAACCGATGGCCTCCGCGACTTCACTGAACGGCAGCCCGGTCGCATCGCACGCATATTTCCACACCTCTTTCGGCGACATGCCTTCGGTAGCCGTAATGTCGGTGTCGTGAATCATGGTCACGTTCGGCGCTTCGTATCCTTCACGCGGGAAGCACAGCAGGAAGTCGTCCGGGCGCGGGGTCGGGTCGCTGTAGTTCTCTGCGTGTTCCGGTGTAGCTGGCATCTTAAGGCCGCGTGGCGTCATGATACCGCCGTACTCAAACGCCAGTGCCTCGAACGCATCAGTAAACGCGGTGCGCAGTTCTTCCGGTATCTGGTAATCAGATGCGCTGCTCACCTCGTAATCCGGGATGCCTTCCAGTAATTCGTCCGGGTCAATCAGGTCATTGCGACGCGACCAGATAACGGTAGAGCCGACCGGCGGCAGGTACATCGGCTGTGACAGAGTGAACCCGCTGCGGTCCGCGCCCATGCCTTTGAAGAAGTGCTCCAGCAATCCGTGGCGGGCGCGGATGATGTCACCGCCTTCGACAGGGCGGCCCAGCGGCATGACGACGCGAAAGCGCGGGGACTCGTCGGTATGTGATGCCGTGGTATAGAGGCACATCGCACGGCGGCTACGCTTAACCAGGCGCACCGCTTCCTGGTACTCTTCCGGCGTTGCGCTGTCAAAGTCCAGATACGCCAGCGATGATTTACTTACAGACGCATCACAGCGGTAAAAGAAGCCTTTACGCGCTTGCTTAAAGTCTCCAGTTTCCGGGTCTTTTACGGTGCTGTGCGTAGAGTCGCACGCGGCGGTGATATAGCCGGGTGCGGTCTTAGGGTTAATCCCGTCGCGAACGGCATCGAGCGGCTGAATTAACTCTTTCAGGCCGTCCAGGGTTGCCGTATGGGTGGTTCTGACGTTTATATCCTTTTTCTCTGCCCGCGCGTTGCGGCGGGACCACGAGTAGGATAAAATTACATCGGACATATTATAATTCCTTCAGCAAGTAATTTGGCCTCGGCGCCCTAACGTCGGGGCTTTCTTTTATTCAGCGTTTGGTACTGCAAGAGCATACACGCCATCCAGCACCTTAATCAACAAACCTTTTTTACAAAGCCCGCGCATGGCGGTACAGACATCACCAAGATTAGTGACATCATCTTTTACCATGGCGTATACCGCACTAGGCGTAAAACGTTGTCCTTGCTGTTCAAGACATTTTCCATAGACTAATTTTTGTAACTCCGTAAGTTGGCCCTTCTCGGGAAAAGGAACGGATATAACATTGGATGGTTTCCCACCTTTAACCCAATACAGGTACTTACTCCCATCATAAACACGGTCTATCTCCCCGAAATACCCAAGCAATGAAATCGCGGCGCTAATTGGCCCGTCGAGTTCTATTGCAGATTTAATGTCATGCAGTGACGCTCCCGGGTTCTCGGCTAATATCATATTTAACGATTTAAGAAACTCGTCTAAGTATTTATGCATTCTTCTTAGCCTCTCTTAATTGTTTGCGATATGCATTGAAACATTCACGGCAATAACTGCGTGTGCCTTTTCTGTCATATCGTTTGAGGAATGCACCTTCTTCTTTTTCTTTCCTACACATCTGGCAAATCTTCATCTAAATACTCCTCGGCGGTTGAAGTACCCAATATAATGGTACTTCAAGCAAAAAGCAACAACAAAGTTACTAAGATACAAAAGATGCTACTGATATTGACTTTTCACTGAAAATATGCTAAGCTCCACCTGAGCTTGTGAAGTATGAACAAGCGACCGCGGTGCGGCAGGAGAACGGAGCGGTGCGTTAGCACTGAGTGTAGTGTCGCTGCCCGCATTCGGAAGGCCCATAGTCTATTGTTAATCCAGCCTAAATACCCAAGTCACTGATAATTAAAAGTTTCTATAGTTGCCGTGAGCAATGTAGAGAGTACTTCACTCCGCTGGGGTGGGCTAACGCCCACCCCCTGCGTTGCGTACTCTTTTAAGAAACGAAAGAATCACAACGGCAACGTAACTATTCTCTTGCACACCCCAACATAATAGGATACTATTCACTTATCGAAACGAGACATAAGGAATTTAGAAATGAACAAAGCGACCGCAAGCGTAGTTTCCGCAATCAAAGAAGTTTACGGCATCGATATTTCAGAGCGCGTAATCATCGGTAATAAGCGCAACTTCTTTACGTTCGACACCGACGGAATGGATGAAAATGATTTTATCAACGTACAACGTTTCGCTAATGATAGAGGGCTTCGTAACGAGCCTGCAGGTTACAAGAAATTCGCTATCTACTTTAAATAAGACAGAGGAGTGATGGTTATGTTTAAGAAGGGTCAGTTGGTCAAAGCTGTAAATAGCAATTATTTCATTGTTGAAAGCGAGTCTGCAGTTTTTCCGAGGGCTTATAGAGTAAGTTTTATACGGGAAAGATTAGGAGCGGTAACTTGGTTCCGTGAAGATGAGCTAACACTCATCGGCAACAATTTTAAATTCAAAGGGGCGAAGTGATGGAAGAATTAATTTGTATTGAATCTGGTCCAGATGTGCGGCATTGGTTTGTAAAAGGTAACAAGTATTCGTCAGGGGTATATTACGACGGCCGTCGATACGTTTTAGATGAAGACGGTGATGAATGGGACTTAGAGCAATCACATGGTGAAGCCTTTACCGTGAATTTCCTGGGCACACCCGCCATAACATTCACAACGGCATCGAATCATGATGCTCGTGCCGATGACTCTGAGGGAGGTTGCCGTGGATAATATTTTAATGGTGGAGGTTGATATGAGCCCGTATAACAAATTTCGCTTACGCCGTCTTGTTGGTGGTCTGCGCGCCGCCGAGTTTGGTGTTGAATGTTGGGAAAAGGCGAAATATACCCCATGGAAGTCGTGGCATTTGGTTCATGCTAAGGCGGTAGCACAGTACCGTGAGTACAAGTTAAACAGTTTCCTTAAGCACCACGGGGTTGAGTTATGAGAGAAGCATTTGAACGGTGGGCCGTCGTAGAGGGTCTGCCGGTTAACAAGGGTTCGAAGAAAGAGTACCTGACCGTTAAGACACGTCTTGCGTGGCGGGCGTGGAAAGCTGGTGTGCAATTTCGTGCTGGTGTAACAGGTGGTGTAACAGGTCAATAGGTTACTATTTGTCTTTGTGTCTTACGCTGCTACACAGCAGCGTACAACTTTAACTTAGTGTCGTCAAAAGGCGACACTTTTCACCAAACGCAACAATCGAAGCGACTATTGCAGGAGATGCAACAATACAAACACCAATAAAATTTACTTGCACACTGGGATAGAATAGACTACTATTCATTTACACGAACGAGAGGATAGACAGAAGATGGTTACTTTGATGATTATGGAATTCGAAAACAGCGCTGCAACTTACCGCGAGATGACTATGGCGCAGGCGTACCATCTGGCATCAAACGGCAGCTTCTACAAGGCTCAAATCATCAATGAGTTCGGGGTAATTGACTATGAATTTTAGAAGATACACCGTTACCGTTGATTTTGAGGGGCTGGATTTGCCCCTCCCCAACAACTACCGGTATATAACCCGTGACCGTTTCGGGTTTATTCAGGGGTGGCGTAACAAGCCGACAGACACTGAGTTCGGGATGTCGGGTGGTGAAGAGTTGCCGATCACGTTCGGGCACCAAAGTAGTAACGAAGAGCTTAAAACTGTGATTCGTAAGTATCGTCGCCGGGGTAAAACTGAACTTATCGCAATAACAGGCGCTGTTGAATAAACGAGAGGAGAGACGGAAGATGAGTAACAAAAACGAAGTATTCGAGTACCTGATTGACCAGCTACGGCAGCAGGTAAATAAGAAAGATGTGACATCTTTCAATGTATCTGTGCAGATATCCGACCTTGATGAGGTCAAGCAGGTAGTCCACAACCTACAGCAGCATATCGCAGGTAAGGATGACGAAATACGTGCGCTGAAAGACAGTTTACGGCAGCAGGTAAATAACAACCAGTGCGAAGACCTGGCGCATGAGGTGCAGTCACTTAAGAATCAGTTACGTGATGCGTCGGCGCTGGTGGCTGAGTTGCAGAAAGAACTTGATGTCGCGAATAGCACCGTAGCTCGTTTGAGTAAAGAGGGGGTACAGAGGTGCAACCATGTTTGGTACAGGTACAACTTAGGCGGCTACACTAAGATGTGCCTTAAATGCGGGCTAAAGAAATGACCAGCATCTTATTTATCTGGGTACTGGCCGCGGGCCATATGCACCTAGCGGCAACAGAAACGTTTTACTCGATGGAGGCGTGCCAGTCAGCGGCACGCGCCGCGGAGAACGCGCACTTTCTGTTTCAGGGTGACAAGCCCAACGATTCAGAGGTACGCGCTATCTGCTCACCTAAGCGACTTAGCAAACAGGAGAAGTGATTATGGTTGTACGATATGACTTAACAGAAGATTTTGCGGGTACAGTAGATATAACGCCTGTCCCGGACTCGCATGAAGGACGTTATGTAAGCTACGAAGATTACGCGAAACTCGAAGCCGAACTTCTGGAAATAAAAGCTGCAGCCCGTTGTCTTGTGCGAGAAGCGAGTAAGGTGTATAGCGATTATAGTGACGTTATAGCGCCTGAGTTTGTAGACCAGCAAACCATATACGAACTGGGCATTCTGCTATGAGCCTCGCAACGGACATCCTGGAACGAAGCGGCCTTGCGCCGCTGGCACCGAGAGCTAAAACACGGATACACAAGCGTCGCCGTAACGCGCTGTACCCTGAGATTCAGGCCAGACGCAAAGCGGTACGCGCCTGTGGATTCCAGAACGGGAAGGCTGTGAACCTCGGTGAGTTTAAAACGCAGGAGCGCGCTGCAATCGCTAATCGGTTATTTAATTACTGGAAATCGCTGGGATACGATGATATCCCGACGAAACCACAGAGGCGACAATACATCTGGCGTCATAAATAAACCGTTATTAGGATAATTCCTACCCGTGGTATCCTCCAGTTACTGCATACTTAATACGCACCTGGAGGATTCATCTTGGATAAATTTACTGAAACAGTGACGGGGTGGCTTCTCGCTGCCGCACTAGCCGGAGGGGTAATCGGGCTACGACAACATAAGTCCGTTATTTCAGGCCCAATAGACGGCTTCTGCTTTATTGCAACAGGCTTCACCTGCGCCGTATTTGGTGCACCTCTTGCGGCCCAATGGTTTGGCATCACGGGCGACCGTGAAATCGCAGGCCTGGGCTTCATTATCGCTATTCTCTGGATGCCTATCTATTCCCGCCTTTCTGGCATCGTCGCCGGAGAATACATTGCACGTCGAGGAGGCCCGGATGAATGAGCTATTCTGGTTCGGTGGTATGCTGGCCATCGGAGGCACATCGCTGTTTAATGTGTACCACCCCCGCGTTGACGACGGGCTATTCGGTCGGGTGCTCTATATCCTGACCGCTATTGTCTGCGCCGCCGGATGTATCCACCTGTTACAGGGCAGCATGTCACCTACGCTGCCCGAGACATTAATCACATTAGTTGCGCTGCGCCAGATTCGTCAGGCGTGGCTGTCATACGGAGGGCATAAGCGTGTCTCGAAACATTTCAGATAATGGATTGCAGTTCAAAAAAGCGTGGGAGAAGTTCCGCGGAACCGCTTACAAAGCCACAAAGAACGAAAAATACTGGACTATAGGCTGGGGCCATACCGGGCCGGATGTGTATGAAGGTCAGAAGATTACCGAAGGCCAGGGGCTTCTGCTACTGAACCGTGATATGCGGTGGGCTGTGAAAGCAGTCGACGAGGTAGCACACCCCTCACTGACCCAGGCCCAGTTTGATGCTGTTGTTGACCTGGTGTTTAACGCAGGAACCGGCGTTATCGCGGCTACTACCGGAACCGGTAAGGCGCTACGGCAGGGTGACATCCCTACCTTACGGCATAAGTTGGGTCAGTTCATCAACCAACGCAACCCGAAAACAGGTAAACTCGAGCCTGTTCTCGGCTTGCGCCGCCGTACTGCGGGACGACTGGCCCTGTTCGACGGTAAGCCGTGGCAGGAGGCTGAGGCTATCGGACGCGCGGTGAAAGGTTGACACCTGAGACTAATCCGACGATACTTAAATCACCTCCTGTTCCACACCTCTACTCTCCAGTTTTATCCCGGCCCTGACCCAGCCGGGATTTTTTTATCTATTTTCTGCAATGACTAGTTGACTATTACCATCGACCCTATTATATTTACTCCATCGACAACGAGAACGGAGTAGAGAGAAAATGAAAATCACAGATATCGAAGCATTCAAAGACGCGCAACTGATGGCACGCATCGCCGTCAGCAACCTGAGCAACAGCATTCCGGCGGAAGCGTTCTGGTTCGCCGCGATGCAGACACTTAAAGCAGCTTATGCAGGAGAGAAGAAATGAAAGTTAAAGCCGCTAAAATTCTCTGGTTAGCCGCCCTTGACTATGTGACAGAGGGTAAAGTGTATGATGTATACAACCCGACAGCTACTGGTTTCGGTTATATAGACTCCGACGACGACTGCCATATTTTCATAGACTTTGGTAACGATGACGGTGATGGTTTCCACGGCGTTAAATGGGAGGTTGTAGAATGAGTGAACAAGGCCCAATAAACCAACCATTACGAGTAGGTCGTAAAGTCAACCACACCCCGTTCCCGACACGTGAGGAACTGATGAAACGCAACAGTTTTCCGGGGCCGGACAAGAACAAGTATCTAAATCGCATGTGGGGAGAGCGTAAAAATGACTGACCGAGACTATGAAAAGATGATGGTAGAGGCCGTTAACAGCGGCGTAGACATTAGCTACGTGATGCACGTCCTGAATACTAAAATCGCGGTAGCCGAGCAAATAGTTGAGTCGCTTTACGAGACACGCCGTGAACTAATTAACCGCTTCAACCTGAACAAAGGTGGCACCAATGCCATCGACACCGACAAAATTCCGGACCTGAACCTGGAGGATTAACAAAAATGAGTAGTAGCACATTAGATAAAATTGAAAAAATGCAGGTCATCCTGCGAAATATGAAATCAGACATTAAGCGACAGGACCGGTTGAATTCAATAAACAGAATGGAACTAACTACGAAGCAAGCGCAGAAGCGCAATGCTGAAGCGGCATGGATAGCAATGGAACAGATTAAGCGCCGTCATGAATTGCATGCCTTGTCTGTTGAGTTGGGGTTTGCAGAACGAAGGGATGATTATAGCGCAATAGAGTTAACTGACGGATGGCATTGCTTTACTTACAAACCAAGAGAGCCAGATTGAGCCACAAGAAATTTGCAATTAGCCGTGAGCACGCCGCCGTAGTGGCCGACGATATACGAGAAACGGCGTGGCTTGGTGATGGGATAGTGGGGTGATTATATGTTCAGTGACATCAACGCAGCAATAGAAGAAGCAATCTGGCGTCGCTACAACGGCGAACAGCAACGGCACTTCTGCCTGGTGCAACGGGGTAACATGATTGCTGTAGTGCAGGACCGCGACAACAAATATCCGAATGCGATGTGGACAACGAGGAATTTCTTAGGATGATTACCAGCATCCCAAACCTGATTAAAGAATACGGCACGATGGCCGAGACATGCCGACAAACCGGCATCAACGAAATGACGATTGCGAAGTACAGCAAAGACGTGAATTGCGAGCGCCACGTAATTTATAACAACCGTCTTATGACGCATGTTAAGACAAGCCCGGTGCTATTCACGCGCCGTGGTATCACTAAAACTGAGCAACGCATCGCACGAGGGGAGAGCAGGGAATGATTATCTTGAAATTACTTAATAACATCGGTGACCTGGTGTTTTGGCTGTCGTTTCTGGTAGCTTTCACCGCCTATAGTGATGTATTTTACAATTTGCCGCGGTATATCTGGTGGCCCATGGTTTTAGGCATGGGGCTATCTGGTATCGCCGGAATCCTTTTGTGGGTTTTCAAATGAGGCTGTTAATCGTCCCTAACGCATGGGTTATCGCCGCAGCTAACGACCATTACGGCGGCGACGGTAAAAGAGCACCACGACACGGCCTATATAACTGATACAAGCCCTCTACGGAGGGCTTTTCTGTACATCCTGCCCAATCCCCTTATATAATCCCTTTAGACGCGTAGGGCGCGTCTGGTGCGCTCTGATGATCAGACGCATATGCAAGGGGATTCTATGAAGCTGAAACTTAAGCAGCCATCGCCAGAGGTGGTGCAAGCTGCACATGAAGAAGCTGTTAGCGCAAACCGTCGCCGTAAACGACCGCGCGGTAAACAGAGCCTTTATCAATCGTCCCGTAACTCCGCTGCGCTGTGGGACCCGGACTATTGCGACGAATTGATTAGTTTCTTTGACCGCACGTCATGGGAACTTGTGCCCACGTCTAAGGGTGACGAACGTCCGCTGATTCAGGATAAGCCACCATCTCTGGCCCGCTTTGCCTTACACATCGGCGTCACTATCCCTATTATCAAGCTGTGGCTGCGTGAGATTCCCGCATTTGCAGAAGCCTGGGAGACCGCACAGGCGCTTGAAGAGGCGTACTTCACTGAGACCGGGGCCGCAGGCATCTCGGCTACGTTCGCTGCCGCGAAACTTGGCCTTGGCAAAGAGAAACCGGTTGAATCCACCGAAGAAACAGCACCAACCGAGATTATTTTTAGTGTTGCGGAGCCTGTAGGTAAAATCGTAACAACGAATATGGGCGAGGTAGAGGAATGAGTATTCAGCTATCCGCACCACAGGCACTGTTCCTGAATTGCGATAACAAATACAAAGCCTATGTTGGAGGCTTCGGAAGCGGCAAGACATTTGTCGGCTGTCTGGACCTGCTTACGTTTATGCTCAAGCACCCCGGTACGCGCCTGGGCTACTTCGGCCCGACCTATCCCGCCATCCGTGACATCTTCTACCCAACATTCGAGGAAGCGGCTAACCTGCTCGGCCTTGATGTGCTGGTTAAATCCGGCGACAAAGAAGTCGTGGTTACTCGCGGTAAGACGGTGCTCGGGACCGTTATCTGCCGCTCTATGGATAACCCCGGCTCGATTGTGGGTTTCAAAATCGCCGCAGCATGCGTGGATGAGCTGGACGTATTGAGTCGTGAGAAAGCTGAGCTGGCGTGGAACAAAATTGTGGCCCGTATGCGTCTGGTTATCCCAGGTGTAACTAACCACATCTCCGTTACCACGACGCCGGAAGGGTTCAAGTTCGTCTACGCCAAGTTCAAGGAGAACCCGACACCGAGTTACTCGATGGTGCAGGCTTCCACACATGAGAACGCGCGATTCCTGCCGCCGGATTACATTAGCTCGCTGACTGAGACTTACCCAGCACAGTTGATTAACGCGTATCTGAACGGTGAGTTCGTTAACCTGACCTCCGGCAGCGTGTATTACGCATACGACCGCCGTAAGCACCGCAGCAAAGAGACAATTCAACCGGGAGACACTTTGTACATCGGGCAGGACTTCAACGTTACGAAGAACGCCAGCGCTGTGTATGTGCAGCGTAAAGACGGCTGGCATGCGGTGGCTGAACTGAAAGGCCTGTTTGATACGCCAGACACCGTGCGCGTAATTACTGAGAAGTGGAAGTCACAAGGCCACCGCATCGTTGTTTACCCGGACGCCAGCGGCAAGAACCGCAAGACAAACTCGGCATCAATCTCAGATATTGCATTACTCCAGCAGGCCGGGTTCGATGTTCGCGCTAAATCCGCCAACCCCCCGGTTAAAGACCGTGTTTTAGCGGTGAATACCGCGCTGGAAAAAGGTAAGCTGTGGGTTAATGACCACCTATGTCCTGAGATAGCGAAGACGCTGGAGCAGCAGGCATACGACGATAACGGAGAGCCAGCTAAAGACGGCGTCATTGACCATATGGCGGACGCTCTAGGCTATCCTGTAGTTTACGAGATGCCGGTGGTTAAACCAGTAATCAACATCCCGGTGACTTTCGCACTTTAAGAGGATTATTCAATGTTAACTATGAACGGTCAGAATCAGGGTGTTAAGACTAAACACCGGGAGTGGCTGCATCACTTCGATAAATGGCAGAAGGTGCGCCATGCGCTTGAGGGAGACCTTATTCGCTATCTTCGCAACGTCGGAAAGAATGAGCCGGACCCGACCTACGCAGCCCAGCGCCAGGAAGAATACGAGAACGGTGCTATCTGTTACAACTTCACTAAACGTACCCTGGCGGGGATGGTGGGGTCGGTGATGCGCAAAGACCCTGAGCAGATTATTCCGCCTGAGCTTGAGTATCTGTTACGCAACGCCGACGGTTCCGGTGTCGGGCTGTGGCAGCACGCGCAAGACACGCTGATGGAGATTGACTCGGTGGGCCGTGGCGGGTTGCTGGTGGACGCCCCGGAGACAGCTGCGGCAACGGCCGCCGAACAGAACGCGGGGTTATTAAACCCGACAATCGCATTCTATACCGCGGAGAACATCATCAACTGGCGACTAACCCGCATCGGCTCCGTTAACCGTGTGACGATGGTCGTGTTACGTGAGGTGTGGGAATACTCAGAACCGGGCGCAGAGTTCGAAACAAAATTCGGTGAGCAATACCGTGTCCTCGATTTAATTGACGGGCGCTACCGCCAGCGCATTTACCGCTTCGATGCAGAAGGTGGCGCACAGGGTGAAGTAAAAGAAATATTCCCGGAACTTGGCGAACAGTTGCGCGGTAGAATCCCGTTCACGTTCATTGGGGCGAGCAACAACGATGCGACCATCGATGACGCTCCTTTGCTGCCGTTGGCTGAACTTAATATCGGGCACTTCCGTAACAGTGCGGACAATGAAGAATCCAGCTTCGTTGTAGGCCAGCCCACTCTGTTCATCGCCCCCGGCGAGAACATGAGTACGGAACAGTGGAAAGAAGCCAACCCTCACGGCGTGCGCATGGGGTCGCGCTCAGGCCATAACATCGGGTATGGCGGTAATGCGTTTCTGGTTCAGGCAGAGGAGAACAACCTGGCCAAACAGAACATGCTGGATAAAGAGAATCAGGCCATCCAGATTGGCGCGCAGCTTATCACCCCGACGCAGCAAATAACCGCTGAATCAGCCCGCCTGCAACGAGGCGCCGACACGTCCGTTATGGCAACAATCGCACGGAACGTAAGCATGGCATATACCGATGCGTTGCGCTGGGTTGCTGCGATGCTAGGGTTGAGTGAAGGCACAGAGATTGAGTTCAAACTTAACATGGAGTTCTTCCTGCAACCGATGACCGCTCAGGACCGTGCTCAGTGGATGGCGGATATTAACGCGGGCCTGCTACCGGCTACCGCTTACTATGCGGCATTGCGTAAGGCTGGCGTAACTGACTGGACGGACGAGGACATTCAGAACGCTATAGAGGACGCTCCGTTGCCGTTGGGCGCGGTTACTCAGGTGGCGGGGGAGATTCCTCAGTCGGCGCAGCATCAACAGGAGTAAAATGGAAAGGCCCCATTATGGGGCTTTAGCTTTATATGCTTCAGATATGCGTCTTCTGGCTATACGGAAGTAGTCGCGGTCTAGTTCCATACCTATAAACTTCCGGTTTGTGTTCGCACACGCAACTCCGGTTGTCCCGCTACCCATACAGTTATCAAGAACTGTATCCCCTTCGTTTGTGTATGTTTTAATCAGGTATTCCATGAGTGCTACTGGCTTTTGTGTCGGGTGTACTGTGCCACCCTCATTATCAAAACGTAAAACAGAATCTGGGTATCCCGTTTGCGTCTGACGATACGTATCTTTGTGAGAAGGCCGGGTGTTAACGAAGGCCCTGTCTTTCCTAATATTGGTAAGGGTTACGTCACACTGCCTGACCCCTTGCGGGTTGTATGCCATACGGCGTTCACTTTTATTCGCTGTGGTCCCTTTGCTGAAAACCGCGATTTCCTCATGCCCTCTTAATGGCTTATTTTTAGCATTAAATACATCACCTTTTCTGCTCTTCACCCATATCCAGCAGTATTTAAACATATCCATATTTGACGCTATAAGGGCTGTGGTGAACGGCTGCGCACAGGTTAAAACTATAGCACCACGGCCCGTTATTATTCGGGAATAATGAAACCATAGTTGGTCAAATGGAAGCACACTATCCCACTTACATGAAGTGGTGCCATAAGGTAAATCGCACAGTATAAGGTCGATACTTTTGTCCGGTATGCCGGCCATCAACTCCAAACAATCCCCACGTTTCAAAGTAAACACTTTAACACCTCCTGTTTAAGTTAGCAGAATAGTACCCTATTATATTGGTGTCTGCAAATATTATTTTTATGCGTTACACTGTCGATACTACAGGAGGGCCTATGAGCTTACTTACATCCTTAATCAGCCACCAGATATGGCTGCAACGCGCCGCATCCGGTGAAGTGAAAGACCTCACACCGTTCATTAAGGAGATGCGGGACGAAATCAAACGGCAGGTGCTGTTATTCGGCGACGATGGCCGTAGCACTGCGCGACTGAATAAACTGTTACGCGACCTCGAAGAAGCACTGACCGGGCTTACAGGTGACTGGCAAACAAAGCTGACAGAAGACCTTAAGGATCTGGCGGCGTATGAGGCTGAGTGGAATGTGAAGACACTGACCGCCAACGTTAACACGGAATTTGTTACACCTACCGCCGAACAGGTGTGGGCCGCTGCCGAGTTTCAGCCTCTGTCACTTAGTGACAAGCCTGTTGACTTCACTAAGCTGATGTCAGGTTGGGGTGAAGCGGAGGTCGCGCGCCTGGTAACTGGCGTTAAGATGGGCTTTGTACAGGGCCAGACAACGCGGCAGATTGTTAAAAGTGTTGTCGGCGCTGGCGGGCTGGCTGACATCTCCGAGCGTAACGCCGCTACAGTAATACGTACCGCACTGTCCCACGTATCCAACGAAGCCCGTAACGAGACGTACCGCCAGAACGACGACATCATCGAGAAATACGAGTGGGTGTCGACGCTGGACAGCCGTACCAGTACGATTTGCAGGGCCAGAGACGGGATGACGTGGGAAATCGGTAAAGGTCCGAGGCCCCCAGCCCATCCGAATTGCCGAAGTACCACTGCGCCCGTAATCAGTTCGGAGTTCGACTTCCTCGATAAAGGCGCAAAACGCGCGGCTAAAGGCGCAGACGGCGGCACTCAGGTAAGCGCAGACACCACTTACTACGAGTTCCTGAAACAACAACCAGCGTGGTTTCAAGATGAAGCGCTCGGCCCGGTGCGAGGTAAGATTTTCCGTAACAGCGGTATAACGCCGGAAGAGTTTCGCGTAATATCTGTAGATGGTTTCGGGAATCCGCTGACGCTTAAGCAGATGGCGGAACTCGATAAACGTGTTGCTGATTATCTGAAAGGGGAATAATGATGGGCTTTTTCAAAGTAACTGATGTGCCGTCGCGTCGCGTAGTTCAGTACGCCCGAGTGTCTGGCTCTGGCGAGAACGTGGTATTTATTGAAGATGAAAGTGTACTAGGCGCACCAGTAGACGATATGCCGTTTGCAGATAAAACCGGTATTGCGCTGCCAGCGGCGGGTATGCTTTACGAGATTCCGTATCTGGCAGACGCTGGCGACGTGTATTTCTCTGTGCAACCAAAAGATGCAGAACTGACCGATGGCAGCGCAACCATCACTGTCGAGGTTAAGGCGGGCAAAGCGCCGTATGTGCTGACCTGGTACAAAGACGGTAAGGAAGTGGTAAATGCCCCGGAAGAGGCTTTGTCTCTGACGGTTAATGCAGTTGGTGAATACTTCGTTAAAGCCACCGATGCTGATGGTGTAGAGGCGGTAAGCAAAGCGGCGAAGGTTACTAAGCCAGAATGATAAAAGGCCCCATTACGGGGCCTTAACTTTCCATACTTCCCTTAGCGCTACGAGTTTATGATTACCGATATCCCTTGATATTATTGAATCTGTAAAACCATTGAACCATGATTTCATCCAGTCAGACGTTCTGAAATCTGAGTATAGAATATGTATTGTTTGCGGGGCGTCTACATCGTAATGCTGGCACACATAAACACAACCGCTGGCGAATATAACAGCTTTAAACGTATCGTAGTCTTCTGAATCCGGGAACTCGCTAGAGTCCCCGACAAGATATCTGTACGCGTATTTTTTAGTAGTCTTCTTTCTTTTCCGCATGGCGATTTCTCAGAAGTGTATTACTGGTTGTTTAAACTTCCAGTCACAATCTACCTGTTTAATAACGCCTTTCGCAACAAGGCTGTCTATGAACTCCTGACCTGAATTCGTCTTGTACCATGTATATCTGTTCCCGACTTTTACGCCGGGTAGGCTATGGTACACAACACCGTCAACCACCATAAAAGAGACGCCGATAGTACCTTTTTCTGCATAGAGTTTTTTACCCGCACTGCTCATGTAGCACATCTCCCACGTAGATAGTTAGTAAGGTAAGGCCCTTAGGCCTTACGAATTGTATACCCATACCCAAGGTAGCCGTTTTTCTCTTGCATAGCGGAGGCGCGAAGCAGAGCAGCATTCTCACCTTTAACTACGGCGACCACATAATCGGTAGCGTCCGGACCGTTTTCTACAACTTCATACGCCTGTACGTTCTTGGTGGTAAGTTCATATGTGTTAGTCATTTCTAAATTCCTTATCTCTCGTTTCGATAAGTGAATAGTACCCTATTATGTTGGTGTGTGCAAACTATTTATTTACCTATTCCAATTATCCCACTAAATTGTAAATGTTGGAATAAACTATTCGAATAGTTGACTTTTCACTAAAAATGTGCTAAGCTCCACCTGAGCTTGTGAAGTATGAACAAGCGACCGCGGCGCGGGCAGGTAACGGAGCGGGACGTAAGTCCTGAGTGTAGTTACG